TGGTCGCCACCCCCAGGTGTTGATGTTATGGATACACGCTGGTGGGGCTGGGCTAACCCAGCGCTTGGTGTCACCCTCGAGCTGGAGTCTTTGCTGGCCGATGCTGAGCACCCAGACCGATCTAGTTTCTTGCGTGGCTCACTCAACCAGTTTGTCAATGCCGATGCCTGCTGGCTTCAGCCTGGCGAATGGGAACAATGTCTCTCTGACATACCAGGGCCTGAGGGTGGATGGATAGCAGTGGACACCAGCATTGATGGCTCTCGCTACTCGGCTGTTCGCGCTGCCGTTGATGATGTAGGCGTAGCACATATCACTGTTGAGTTTGTTGTTGGCTCTCTACCTGAGATGCAACAGGCACTATTGAAAGCCTGCGAAAATCCCTCGATAATGTTGGCTGTGACACCACCATTAGAAAACCATGTGCCACTATCGCTCGAGAGGCGTAAAAAGGTAGTGGGCTATGGCGAGTTGATGCGCTACACATCACTGGTCAAGGGCATGATTAACGATGGCAGACTCGTGCATCAGGGCCAGCAAAACCTTGCTGAACAAATGAACAGAGCAGTAGCAGTTACTCAGCAAAACTCACTTGTGATTAGCAGTAAGCGTTCACCTGGCCCTGTCGAGTTGGCACGCCTCACCATTTTTGCAGCTGCTTTAGCGTCCCGACCAAAACAAGGTGGTAAGCCAATGCTGGTAGTGGTAAATCGCTAAGATGACATTTGGTGCTGCTCTGGGCTTTCTGTCGGGAATTGCCTAGGGCAGTGCCACCCCCCACTAAGAAAATGTGAGATAATCCCAACATGGCGCTATTCAACCGAGTAAATAAAGCAGCAATCTCACCTGCACCAGTAAAGGCTGCAGCTGCTGGTGGGTACTCACCTAACTCTGCTGGCGTAAATCTTATTGGCCAGTACTACACCTACATTGAAGGCCCGGCACGCAACAGGGCTATGAGCGTGGCGACTATCTCACGCGCACGCGATCTCATGGCCTCGGTCATCTCTTGTATGCCTCTCAAGATGTACAACGAAATGTGGAACGGTGATGAGATGGAGCAAGTAAACATTGCGCCACGCACCTGGCTACGCCAACCCGACCCGAGCGTTACCTACCCATTCCTCATGGCGTGGACATTTGACGACCTGTTCTTTTATGGCCGTGCCTTTTGGTACATCACAGCACGCACTCAAGACGGATACCCCACAGCGTTTACACGCCTACCGGCAGGCTCTGTCACCACTCAAGACCAGGCAGGGCCAGTGTGGTTTGCCCCATCTAAAGAGGTTTACTTTCAAGGCAACATGATTGACCCTAAAGACCTGGTGCAGTTTCTTAGCCCCATTCAAGGCATCGTTTACATGTCTGAGCAGACCGTTGCCACAGCAATCAAACTTGAAGCAGCACGCTATCGCAATGCAGAATCGTCAATACCTGCTGGTGTTTTGAAGCAAACAGGTGGCGAACCATTGAGCGCCAGCGAGCTTGCTGATCTAGCGTCAGCGTTCAACGCTGCACGCGCCACCAATCAGACAGCTGCACTCAACGAGTTTTTGAGCTACACCGAGACAACAGCAACCCCCGACAAAATGCTTTTGATTGATGCAGCCAACTACCAAGCCCTTGAATGTGCACGCCTCACAAATGTTCCCCCCTATTTGGTAGGCGTAAGCACAGGCTCCTACTCGTATCAATCATCTGAGCAGGCCAGAGCTGACCTTTACATTTTTGGTGTCAAGGCCTACGCCGATTGCATCGCAGCAACATTGAGCCAAAACAATGTTTTGCCCCGTGGAACTTATGTAAAGTTTGATGCAGATGAGTACCTCGTTGAGAATTACGCAGCAGACAAAATGGACAGCCCCGACATGCCCCAAGAAAACACACAAGAGGAATTAGCATGATCAGGTTCAACGCCACAGCAATAAGCATCGATGCAGCAGCAGCCGATGGCACCCCACGCCGAACCATTACCGGTATTGCAGCGCCATACAATGTGGTAGCCACAGTCAATGACGGCACTGAGGTTATGTTTGCCCCAGGCTCACTACCTGTAGATGGCAAAAACCCCAAGCTGTACATGTACCACGACAGCACCCAGGCCATTGGCATTGTCACGGCACGCGAGGACACCCCAGACGGGATGCTTTTTACAGCAAAAATCAGCACCACAGCGTTAGGTGATGAGGCTCTTGTTTTAGCAGCCGATGGCGTGCTCGACTCAGTGAGCGTTGGCGTAAATCCAACCGAGTTTGAGATTGACCAAAACGGCGTGATGATTGTAACTGCAGCGAACTGGTTAGAGCTCTCATTAGTGCCACAGCCAGCCTTTGCAGGTGCTACCATCACAGATGTAGCAGCGAGTATCCCCACATCAGATGAGGAAATAAGCGATAATACAAATGAGGAAGCCGACACTCCTGAACCCCTAGAGCCACAGGAGATCCCAGTGTCAGAAACACCAGCCCCAGAAGTAATCGAAGCATCAACAGTTTTTGCTCAGCCAAAGCGCAATTTTGTGATGCCAACTCCAGCCGAATATCTTGCAGCAATGCACGCAGGTGGAGATACTTTCCGTAATGTAAACGCTGCATATAAGGACGCAGTACGCAACCAGCAGACAGCGCTACAGGCTGCAGCTGGTGACATTCTCACCACTGACACGCCAGGTTTGTTGCCAGTGCCGGTACTTGGGCCATTGTTCCAAGACCTCAACTTTGTACGACCAGTAGTTTCAGCCTTTGGTGCTCGCGCCATGCCAAACACCCCAAGCAAAACTTTTGTGCGCCCAACGATTACCACGCACACAAGTGCAGCAACACAGACCGAAGGCGCTGCAGTTTCTGCCACCACAATGGTCATTGCGTCTAACACAGTTACTAAGGCAACTGTTGCTGGCCAAGTCACGCTTTCACAGCAAGACATTGACTTCACAGATCCTGCAGCATTGCAGCTTGTACTCAATGACCTTGCAGGCGAGTACCTGATTGCAACAGACAACATTGCAGCTGACAACTTGGTTTCTGGTAAAACAGCATCAGGTTCAACATGGACTGTTACAGCAAACGACCCATCAAGCTTGATCGAGTCTCTGTATGACGCAGCACGCGAAATCACAGAGGACAGCAACTACTTCCCAACCCACTTGTGCGTGTCACCAGATGTATGGCAGAAATTAGGCCAACAGCTTGACAACTCGAAGCGTCCTGTGCTTGGTTACACCACCAATGGTGTTATGGGGCAAAACAGCATTGGTCGCGTAGGTGGCCTGCAGTACACCGGTATGGATGTGTTTGGTCTTGACCTTGTAGTCGATAACAACTTTGCTTCAGGCACCATGCTTGTGGTGTACGCACCTGGCTATGAAATCTACGAACAGCAGCGTGGCCTGATGTCAGTAGAAGTACCAAGCCAACTCGAGCGCGTATTCTCTTACTACGGCTACTTTGCTACTTTTGTAGCCAAGTCGAGCTTCATTCAGGGCATCGTAGTCGCCTAACCCGAAAGGCGATAGCCAATCATGGCTACATATTCAGTCATCTTTCATCAGCGTTTAGATAATTACGCTGTTGTGCAAACACTTGAGGCAACCGACATTGCCATCGGTGAAAGCATTACCCTCACTGGTTTAGGGCACAGCCTCAACGGCACACACACTGTGTACGCGTTGCCTCAGTACTTGTACACAGGCACAGACTCTGAAGGTGATCTGCTACTAAACCCTGATGTGCCAATACCTAATCAGGTTATGTTTTACGATGCCGACACTGATTTAGAACGCTCTGCAGCAATACCAACTGGCACGCTTACTTACACGCAAACCTGCACTTGGGTGACCAGCGCACAAGTGCAGTTATGGCTCGGCCTGACTAGCCCTAGTGCCGATGAGACAACCTTTCTTGCGCAGTGTGTTTCTGCCGGTAACCAGGTCGCCTATCGGCGCAGGCAAGAGGCAGGCTATTACGATGCGCTAGCGACTAGCCCATCTGGCGATTGCACGCTTGCGACAATAATGCTTGCTGGCGCGTATTTTAGGCAGCGTGGAAGTATCGATCAGTTTGCAAGCTTTGACTCAATGGGCCAAGCAATCACGACCAATGCGTTTACACCGATGGTGAAACAGTTGCTAGGTATTGATAGGCCTGCTGTTGCGTAATGGCTTACACAGACCTGTTCAACGAGGCCATAGACGACCTAGCCACCACGCTTGCCACCATTAGTGGCTTGCGAGTAGTGACAGACCCTCGAAACCTCAACAGCAACTGCTGCTTTATTGATGCACCAACCTTTCAAGCTTTCAATAACAAAATCGTCACTATGACTTTTCCTGTGCGCGTCATCGGCATTGGCCCAGGCAACCTGGATACCCTCAGGCCATTGCTTGCAATCGCAGCTGCGCTACTTGACAAGAATGTTGCCGTGACTGATGGCAGGCCAGGGCTTGCCAGTATCGGTGGGCAAGAGTTCCCTGCCTACGATCTACAAATATCCCTGCAGGCTGCATACCTATAATGCTCACCTGCCCTAGTAAAATCTGACATAATAAAAGCATCACTGGTGGCCGACAACACCTAACACCAAAGGACTGAAAATGGCCACCAGCACTACCACCTATCTCGTAAACCCAACAGTGACAATTACCCCTGCCACATCTGGCACATTGTTTGACGCAACCTCGGTAACTTCATCGGCCACACTTACGGTGGGCTATGACCCTCTTGAAAGCACTAGCTTTGGCGATACAGGTCATGTCTTTGTAAAGGGCTTGCAAGCTGTAGAGGTGACCTTGACTTGCTACGCCTACTACGGTGCAACCTCAGTTGAGGCCACTCTTTTTGCAGCGCTCGGCACAGGCACTTCAACAATCGTGATGTCTCCTGCTGGCGCATCAGAAACAGCCTCAAACCCTGAGTACACAATCTCAAACACCATGCTGTCATCGTTTACACCAATCAACGGCTCTTACGGTGAGCTTGGAATGATTGAAGTAACTTTTACCGGTGGAACATTCGCACGCGACATTACGCCATAAACCCTAAATAGAAAGCAGGCCCGACATGCAACTAACCATGCGAGTAAACATCGGCTCGGGTGACTACACAGTTACCACGAACCTCTACACCATTGTTATGTGGGAACGCAAATACAAGCGCAAAATTAGCCAGATACAAGATGGTGGCCTCGGTATTGAGGACCTGGCGTACATGGCTCACGAGGCAAGCAAACAGCAAGGTGCAGTGACAGTGCCTCTTATGCTTGATGATTTCATAAAGCAGCTTGTTGATTTAGAAGTAATCGAGCAACCAGACGCAAACCCTACCGAGGTGGCACCTACCGACATTCCCTAGCAACACTGCTAGTCGAGTGTGGCTGGTGGCCACCACAAATAGAGTTTGACATACCCGACCTGAACACCTGCATTAGTATCATTAATGAGCAGAGGAAAAAGGCCAAATGAGCGTTACAGCAAGCACCGAGATTTACGGCCTAAAGGCAGCGTTGGCTGAACTGCAAAAGATTGACAGCAAAACCAAGTTCAAAGCTGTGAACCAGATCAAGGCCAGTGGTGCCGAGATGGTGTCGCGCGTAGCTGAGACATACCCTGGTGTGCCCCCATTGTCAGGTATGGGGCCATCTAAAAAGGGCACAGGTCGCCTTTCGTATGACCCTAAGAAAGTGCGTAAGGGTGTAACCATTCAGGTGGGTGGGCGTAGTCAGCGTGGCTCATTTCCACTGGTGACGCTTATACAAAAAGATGCCGGTGGTGCCATTTTTGACATGGCTGGTTTGCGTGGCGACAGAGGCCAGTTCTCGAGTTACCTCACCACGGCGTATGGCCCTGCTCAGCGTGGCATGTGGCGACAGCGTGAATACATCTATGGTCAAGCCACCAAAGACATTTTGCAGGCCATTGAGCAAGTGCTCAACCAGGTGAATAGGACACTCGGCTAATGGCTGTTTACATACCAATCGTAAGCGAGTTCAACTCGAAGGGAATTGACAAAGCCATCAAGGAATTCAACAGCCTTGAGGGTGCAGGCGCTAAAGCCAACTTTGCACTCAAGAAGGCAGCGCTACCTGCAGCTGCAGCAATGGGCGCTTTGGCCCTTGCTTTGGGTGACGCGACTAAAGCAGCAATCGAGGACGATGCAGCAGCAAAACAATTAGCTCTATCTCTAACTAATACAGCTGGAGCAACAGATAAAGAAATTGCAGCCACGGAACGCTGGATTGAATATATGGGCAAGGCCTACGGTGTTGCCGATGACGATCTAAGACCAGCATTAGCCAATCTTGCTCGTGTAACTCACGATGTTGGCACAGCGCAAAAAGCAACGCAACTAGCAATGAACATTAGTGCTGGCACAGGTAAAGATTTAGTGTCTGTCTCTAATGCTTTAGCCAAAGCTTATGGTGGCAATTACAAAGCGCTCCAGTCGTTATCACCTGAAGTGCGCCAAATGATAAAAGATGGGGCATCGCTTGATGATGTAATGGCCACGCTCGAAGGCACATTTATGGACGCTGCATCGACAGCTGCGAACACTGCACAGGGGCAATTTAAACGGCTCAGTATCAGCATGCAAGAAACTAAAGAGTCAATTGGTGCAGCGCTTATGCCTGCAATCATGGCAGTGTTGCCGGTGCTTTCTAGCCTGGCTAATTTCGCAGCAGAGAACAGCACAGCCTTTTTGGCAGTGGCTGGTGTCATCGGCACTCTTGCTGGTGTCATTCTTGCCTATAACGCTTACCTGAAACTGCAGGCTGCATACACTATCGCAGCCACAGTGGCCACTGCAGCGTTCAACCTTGTTATGTCTCTCAACCCAATCTCACTTGTGGTCATCGCCATAGTTGCATTGATTGCTGGCCTGGTGCTGGCATACAAAAAGTTTGAAGGTTTCCGTAACATTGTGGACAGCGTTTTCAGTGTTATACAAACAGTTGTATCGGTCAGTATCGGTGTAATAAAAGGCTATTTTGAAACGCTTTACGGCTTTTACAAAAGCATTTTCAACGGCATCGCTACCCTCTGGAATAACACCATAGGCAAACTTTCGTTCAAGGTTCCGAGCTGGGTGCCTGGCCTCGGTGGTAAGGGCTTCGATGTTCCTAACATTCCAATGCTGGCTGACGGTGGCATTGTTACAAGCGCGACCCTAGCCATGATTGGTGAAAAAGGC